AGTTCCAGCCGTAGTAATTGTTCCGCTACTGGTAATTGGGCCACCAGAGTAAGTAAGTCCTGTTGTGCCGCCAGCTACTTGAACAGAAGTTACCGTTCCTGTACCTGTCTCAGTAGGGTTTGCAAGAGTAACTGCTGCACCTGCTCCCGCACCATCAGTGTAAACCCATGCTTTTGCACCTGTGGCTATAGTAACTTCAGCGCCCGCACCCTGCTTAATGATGATTGACTGACTGCCAGTAGTGGCATTCTCAATCATCCACATCTTGGAAACAGTGTTAGGGAGAAGTGTCAGGGTACGGGTCGCAGTTAGCGAACCAGCTGAAGTGAACTTCAGGTACATGGCCCGCATACCGTCTGCCACTCCATCTGCCATAGTGAAGGTTTCATTGGAATCCGCTGCCACCTGTTCAGTGCCATACCCCAAAGCATCGGTTATAAGCTCTAAATTCGTATTGGTCGAGGTTCCCCATGTACCACTCTCGTCGCCAGTTGCGATCTCTTTAAGTCTTAGATTATTTACATAAGTTGCCATAATTGTTTCCTATGCTGCTATGTCTGGATCAATGATAACCCAATTTGGGTCTTGAGCGTCCGGCACAATGGACCATCCTCGGATTAATATTGTACCAATTTCACCTGTGCCTACTACCCCTATCGGGTAAACATTTGCACTTCTTGTGTTTGTTACCGTCCCTACTGCCCCGGTTCCGGCCACTCCCGTCACGGTAGCAGTAGGGACCGCCGTTACTGTTCCTATCGAGCCAGTTCCGGCCACTCCTGTGGGATAAACAATCCAATCATAGGCTGGCGTTACTGTCCCTATTGCCCCTGTTCCTACTACCCCGGTAACTTCGACAACATTACCAATACTAAAAGTAACTGTCCCTATTGCCCCTGTTCCTACTACTCCATTTGGTACAATTGAATCGCTGGTGTTAGTACTAACACCGTTTATTTGTCCTACGCCTTGTACACCAGTAATAGCAAAAGTGGGTACTATTGATGGAGTTCCTATTGCCCCTGTACCTTCTACCCCCGTTGGGTAAGCTATACTGCTGTAACTTGTTACAACTGTACCTACTGCACCTGTTCCCTGTACTCCCGTGGGAATCGTTATGTTTCCGTAGGCAAAGCTAACCGACCCAATAGCGCCGGTTCCTACTACAGAGACACCGTTATCTCCCCACGCTCCTTCGCCCCAACCGCGCTCGCCCCAGACGGGTCCGAGGTATACTATCTTAGCTGCTATACCGCCCCAGCCGTTGTAGCCCCACGGAAGGTTGCCCCATGCGCTCACCGCAAACTCCTACTAGGCTATACGAATAATGGCTGTAGCTGCTGCCGCAGCGGGGAACTCAATAGTAAAATCACCAGAACTTACGGTCTGATCCCCTCCAAAACTCAACACAGCACAAGCTGAATCAGAGTCCGAGGTATCGTAGATCAAACCACCGCAAGTAGTAAAACTAGATGATCCCCACGTTTCGTTGGCAAAATCTAAGATTGCTGTAGTTCCATCAGCGGTAGGTGTAACAGACGTTAGAAACTCGCCCGGTCTGGTGTATCCAGTAGCAGTAGCAAGCTCATCTGCGCCCATCTGAGAATAGTTAGTGGTTGCTGCACCGTAAGTACCACTACCCGAAGCTGTAGCTGTAAAAAGCGCCATCTTGAATGTAATGCTGCCCGCCGTAAAATCATGCAAACCTTTAAGAAGCTCTACCTTGAACGATGTAGGCATTGCTGTTGCGATTGTAATAGCCATTTTACCTTGAACGATGTAGGCATTGCTGTTGCGATTGTAATAGCCATTTTATACCCCTAATAATTTAACTAATTCTGGATGTCCTGCATCCCGAAAACGGTTGGTTAATGTGGTGTTGTGCGACACCACAGCTTGTTTTAAATATGCAACTAATACGCCTCTAATCTCTGTTCTAAAAGCTTCTGCTTGCGCCTGTATAACAGGGTGTGAGTTATTACCTATAGAGATAATTTTATCTAATGCTTGCTCCGCTATCTCTTCAGGGGTAAAGCCCCGTCCCGATATAGTGCCTACTTTTACTATTCCTACTTCCATTCCGCCTGCTGTGCTCATCATGGTCCGGGTGACTCCGACCTAAGTGGTATCCTAATAATACCGTCTCTGTATTCGTCTCTTCTGCGACGACCCTGTTGCTCAATTCCAAGACCTTGAATAGCCTGCTTGTAGCTGCCTTCAAAATATTGAAGCATCTCTACTGGCCCTTTAGTGTAGCTGTATGCCTGAATTAAAGTGGCATACAACATGACTTCCGGCGCATTAGTGCTTATCCACGTTGTTGGAGTTGTTGAGGAAAGCTGCGCGGGCCTACTTATATAACCCATTTGCACAGCAATATTATCATTGGGTGTTGGAGCTAAGTAGAAAGTATCTTGGTCCCAGACGGCATAATATTTTGGTACACCTTCTATCGAATAATCCGACCAATACTCCTTTAAAAAAGAAGTGTCCCTAAACTCTAGGAAAGTCTGCACCCCTGCTATTGTTGTCATCAAATAGCGATGTGTAAGAATCGTGGTGGGAGCCGTTAAAAACCTGTTTCCTTGTGTCGTTGTGCCCGTAGCTTCAAGCCTGAACACGTCTAAATCCACGTCGCGTAAAATGCGATTTTCAGCCATCATGATAAAAGTGTTTATCACTGCATCGGTAAAAACATTACTCCCGACTTCGGTGTAATTTCTAATATTTGTAAGCAGTTCGTCATACGTCATTTACGTCACCACTATCGTTACTGTGCCCACATAACCCACCCCTTCAACCGGCCTTTGGGTAGGAAAAGGTTGCATGTTTACTGTGTCGGCTGCGCTACCTTTGCTTTGAAAACCTGAGTCTCCCGGCAGTCCCACAAACACAACAAAAGGCTCTATTCTGTCCGTTCGAGGATTCTGCAGAGCTATGGAATCTCCCCGATAATTTAAAGGTTCTATTTGCGGAGACTTAGGTTCATAGTCTTGTGGACAGACCATAAATCCTTTCCAGTTTTTCCTAAGTTCCTGATAAGGATACTGAAACCCGCAATAATCACATATTGCTACGGCGTATTTTCCAGTTGCGTAAGCCATTTATTGCCCCACGCTTGGAACAAAATGAACGCTGGCGGTGTCTCTATCTTCGTTAGCTGCCCGCAGGAAATCTTCTTCGTAAATTTGTTTCAGCGGCGCGGTACGATCTGCCGCATATTTTAATGAGAGCATGTACGCAAGCCCAGATGCCAAACAAGGCAAAAACCTAAAATTTACATCGGTAGTATTGGTGTATGCGCCAGCATCTTCTATGCGTTTAATTCGGTAATACACTAACGTATAGGCTTTGTCTGCCGCAGGCCACAAAAAAATCGTAGGCGTGATTGTGCGTTGAACATAGTATTGAGTGGGTCGTGCTTCACTTAGCTTGTTGGGCACGTTTAAATATTCAGATCGACTAATTCTCGAAATACTTACGTCTTGTTGTTGCCCATTGGTTGTTTCGCGGATAACAGCAGAAAGAACGTTTACTGTGTCTTCGCCGGGAGCTACTTCTTTATCTCCTTTTACCAAAGCATGAGTTGCCGACTCAATCGTCCACAGGTTTAGACCCCTGTTCGCCCAATCCAAAAACAACAGGTTTAAAGAGCGGGTGGCAGACTTGAGCTGATAACCAGCCGTCATTTGCATACCACAGCGCTCAAACGCTTCTTCAACAACTTCGTCGATTGAAAGGTTAAAATCTGTTGTTCCTGAAGACGCCATTACTACTTAGCCTTTTTCTTTACGACTCCACCATCCTTATACATGGGGATGCCAGTAGTTTTGCTTTTAGTTTTTAGCACCTTATTTCTAGGGCCACTTCTTACTGCCCCTCCGCCTTGGGTGGCGGCTCCCATTCCACGTCCGGCCATTATGTCACCTCTTCGGTTTTCGTGTAGTTGTTCGTTTCTTGACCGTGCCCCCTACCTTCATTTTCTTAAGGGTTTTAGCAAGATTCGCTTGTTTCCTTGTCGTTGGATTTTTAGACTTAGAAAGTTTAGTCAACTCTTTACCAGATATTTTTTTACCAGCCTTTACCCCAGCTTTTTTTCGTAACGCACCGGGGTTTTTAATGGCTTTCTGAATCCAATTTTTATCAGTCGCCATTACGCTGCCACCCCGCCTTCAAACAACAAGGTCACGTGAGTTATAGAGTTCGTGGGAGTTAGGGTAGGAATATCAATATACATTCCGCCGCTAAAAACCATTCCACCGTCCGGTATATCTATGCTTGTTCCAGCCGCTGCTGTCGAAGCATTTAATGTAAAAAGAATAGTGTCACTAACAGCCGCCCCATTCCTAATATTTACGGAGCCCTGCGTGTTCGATACGCCTGCTATAAGGTTTACAAAATAAACCCCCATCAACCGAGATCGACCAGAAACCGCTGCTGCCGACGCGCTTTTAGTTACCGCTGAAATATTACTTGCACTCATAGTCGCCTCCTATAAAGACTATTTAGCAGCTTTCTTTTTTGCTGGTGTCTTTTTAGGGGCTGCTTTGTCTTTATCTGCTGGAAGGGGAACGCCCCAAAGTCCTAGATTATTAGCCATGATCTTTCCTCGTTAAGTTAAAGTTTATACGGTACTAAAAGGAGTTAAAGTAGTTCCTGAACCCATTCCGACCATATTGATGTACCAAGTATCTGTACTAACCGCCATGATATGAATTTCCGTATCTATAAGACCACCTTTAGTGGACCCATTCAGCGTAATAGTATTATTGTTTCCGGCAGCATCGGCAGAAAAACCTGTTACAGCTCCTGCTGCTCCTATCATTAAAGCAGTACCTGTCAGTACATCGCCTGCGGCAGAACTTATTACTAGATCATTAGCTAAATCTTGAGATAAATAAAGAGATATGACTGCCCCAAAATCGTTTTGTTGGTCAGGACTTGTCGGGTCTTCCGGGGTGGTGTCTTTTAAAGCAGGTAAAGTAATTGTGCCTGCTCCTCCGGCCAAAGTGTCGTTAAACAGGTTCATTTTACCTGCATTTCCCGTTATTTGAGCACCTGTGGTGCTGTTTACATAGGGTAAAACAGAAAGAGTGTTAGCTGTTCCCGTTAAAATAAGTTGGTTTTTATAACCGCGTGGTACAAACCCAGCTAATGAAATTACTGGACCTGAGAATGTGGTCTTAGCCATTTGAGATTCCTCACATGCGAGTTTAGCGAATCTGTCTGCATGTCGTCCGCCGGGGACGGTCAGATACGCGGGTTAGCCCCGGTTAATAGTTAGTATATAGCAAAAAACTTTTTTCACACAATAAAAAACCCCGCACTCGGCGGGGTTAAAATCAAGGAGTTATTGATTTTTAGGGAGTTCCGGGGGAACCAAAAATGCCACGTGGATCACTAAAGCCAAAGCTGTAGCGTTCACGGGCTTTATATCTAACATTACCTGTATTGAACTCTCCTTCAAAACCAGTTGAAAGAGCAATACGATTAAACATTTTCATGCCGTTAGGTGCATCTGTAATGATGAACCAAGCGTCAGGATCAGTTAAGTAATGGTTTACGGCGTATCCTTGTGGAACCATGCCCATGTTACGAACAGCGTTAATGTCGTTATCGGCTGTTCCAACGCGCAAGGTAGACTTTAAGATACGGTCGGCTGTGAATTGTAGCTCTTTAGGAACAATTAACTTGTTTCCTTGAACTGCAATTTTAAGGCCTCTTTCATCCGTGAACGCAGCAATGTCAATCAAAGCTTGTTCA